ATTTAGAGGTTTTTAAAGGAGGAAGTATGAATGGTCCTTTTGATAAAGCACATAGAAAAGCAGGATGTGTTTTTATTTTTCCATCATTTTTGATGCATAGAGTAGCACCAGTTACTAAAGGTACAAGAAAGTCATTTGTATTATGGTTAGGTGGATCTCATTACAAATAGTATGGTAAACAATTTAGCTAAATTAGTTATAAACAATGGTGGAACCATTACACCCTTAATCTTATCTAAAGAAGAAGGACGTGGAATGGGGTTATGTAATGTATCTATTTTTTTAGATGACAATGGTGAATTGTTAGCTAATATTAGAAATGTACATTATATATTATACCATGATGAATTTGAACAAAATTTCCAATGTAAATGGGGTGTTTTATCTTATTTAAATCCCGAAGACGATATTAAATTAAGAACTTATAATTATTTTTGTAAATTAAATCCTGATACTCTAGAAATATTATCATCAGATGAAATAGATACATCAAAAAATGATATTGAACCAGTTTGGGAATTTATTGGTTTGGAAGATGTAAGATTATTTAGATGGGAAAAACAATTATATGCCTCTGGTGTAAGAAGAGATGTAAAAGAAAATGGAGAAGGTAGAATAGAATTATGTAAATTAGATGTAACCCCAGATGGAGTTATAGAAGCAACTAGGGATAGAGTCGAAGTAGACCCACATACACATTTAGAAAAAAATTGGATGCCTATATTAGATATGCCTTTTCATTTTGTTAGATGGTGTAATCCATTAGAAATTATAAAAGTAAATCCTAATAATAAAAGTAAACAAAAAGCACTTAAAGGTGAACTTGATATAATAGATAGTGAAGTAGTATTTAAATCAAATAAACCTTTAGATTTACCTTTAGGTTTAAGAGGTAGTTCTCAAGTAATACCATTTGGAGACAATGGGGATAGAATATGTGTAACCCATGAAACACATTTCTTTTGGCATCAAAATAAGAAAAAAGATGCTCAATATTACCATAGATTTATTATATGGGATAAAGATTGGAACATAAAAAAAGTATCTGAACAATTTAAGTTTATGGATGCTATGATTGAATTTGCTTGTGGTTTAGTAATTAAAGATAATAATTTTATTATTACATATGGTTATCAAGATAATGCTGCATACGCTTTAAAAATGCCTATTCAATTATTGGATAAATTAAAATGGGATATAGATGAATAAGTTACAAAAATATTTACATGAATATATTAACGACCCTTTAGATTTTGAAGTTAATGCTAAATTAGGGGAAGAATATGAAAAACAAGGTCAAGGTGCTGCTGCATTATCCTATTTTTTAAGGGCAGCAGAACTATCAAATAAAATTGATAAAACATTTTCTTACTGTTGTTTATTAAAAACATGGAAACAAGTAAATAGTATAGGTAGAAGAAAAAGATGGGAAAAAAGTCAATTAGAATTAGCAATTACACATTTACCAAATAGACCAGAAGCATACTTATTTTTAAGTGAATGGTATAGTAAAAATAAAGAAGACCATACAGCATATCTATACGCATGTTTAGGATTAAAATATATAAAATCAGAACCATTAAAATATGATGTGGGATATCCAGGTGATTTTTTATTATATTTTTTAAAGGCATATCATGGATGGCATATATCTAAACGTGAAGAATCTAAACAAATTTGGAAAATATTAGGTGAAATGCCTAATATACCTAGTAAATATAAAGAAATAATTGACCATAACAATAAAAATTTTGGGAATAATCCAAAACCACCACAAAGTATTGAGTTTACTGTAAAAACGAGCTCACAATCAAAACACACAAAATATTTTATTAACAAATAAGCCAATATGTATCGCCATGTTGCAATAATGTTTAATTAAAGCAAATAATTATGAGTTGGATCTATAACGGTGAAACGATTAATGACGTAACAGAATTCCCTCCAAATACTTATGGGTTTGTTTATAAGGTAAAACATATACCTTCTAACAAAACTTACATAGGCAAAAAAATCTTATTTTTTACTAGAAAAGTAAAACTTGGAAAAAAAGAAATAGCAGCTTTAGGAGCAGTAGTAGGACGTAAACCGTCTTATAAACTGGCTGTCAAGGAATCTGATTGGGCTACGTATTACGGATCACAAAAAGAAATAAAGGAAATACTTAAAGAAAGTAAAACTAAAGACTGGGAACGAACAATAATTAAATGTCTTCCTAGTAAAAAATTACTTACATATTTCGAAGTCAAATATCAGATGTTATATCAAGTATTAGAAAAACCAGATGAATTCTTTAATGATAATATTCTAGGGAAATTTTATACTAAAGATTTTGCAGAGATTAAGGAATATGAAAATCCAAATGAAATAGTAGAACATTAGTATGGGTAAAAAAAGGTTGTCAATAATAGGTAGAGGTACTGTTGGTTGTTTAAATGCTTTAAAATTTTCAAATTTAGGGTATGATATTGACTGGTACCATGACCCTGAAAAACCAGCATTATCAGTAGGTGAAGGTACAGACTTAGCTTTACCTAAATTTCTTTCTAAAGAGTTAAATTTAAGTTATGATGATTTATTTAAATTAGATGCTCATTATAAACAAGGTATAGAAAAAATTAATTGGGGTAGTAAACCTTTTACACATTTATTTGGGATTGGTTATATGGCTTTACATATAAATGCTAATAAATTACAAAATTATATTTGTGAACATATAAAAGATAAAGTTAATATTATTGAAAAAAAGGTTGATAGTAAATTAGAAACATTTACAATCGATTGTTCAGGCATACCTACTTTATCAAAAGACCAATTTGAAACACCACCTATACCTGTTAATAAAGCTTATGTAGTTCAATGCCCTTGGGATAAACCAACATTTGATAAAACTATTTGTATAGCTAAAAGTTATGGATGGGTATTTTTAATTCCACTTCAAAATAGATGTTCAGTAGGTTATATTTACAATTCTCAATATGCTGAATTTGATAAGCTTCAAAATGAATTATCTTCTATTTTAAAAGATTATAATTTAATGGCTAAAGAAGGTAATATAATGCCTTTTGAAAATTTTTATAGAAAAAATAATTTTAGTAATAATTTAGTTTATAATGGAAATGCCTCATTTTTCTTAGAACCTTTAGAAGCTACATCGTTAAATACATCTATAAGTATTATAAATCAAACACATAAAATGTTATGTGATTCAACCCCAGAAGTTGAAAATAAAAGATATGAAAATCTTTTAAAAGAAACAGTTGATATAATAATGTTACATTACTTAGTAGAACCACCTATAAAAAATGCATTTTGGGAAATGGCTAATTATAAAGCAAATATTTGGTTTAAATCAAGATATAAAAACTACCCTAAAATTCGTTTGATTACCCAAGGAGATTCATTACATTATGCGACGTGGTTTGAAGACAGCTTCAAACAAAACTTATCGGGTATGAACCTGTATGAGAAATTAAATAGTTTTAAATGATTAACCAATTATTAATCACTTTAGTAAATTCAGTACTTGGTACGGGTAAACAAACTGCTCGTGGTAATATGGCTTATAACTGTCCTAGTTGTAACCACCACAAACCTAAATTAGAAGTTAATTTTACTGAAAATAAACAAGGACATAATCCTTGGCATTGTTGGGTATGTGGTAAAAAAGGTAAATCAATTAGTTTATTATTAAGAATAGCAGGTGCTAGTCAAGATAAAATTAGTGAAGCAAAATCATTATCTAAAAATGTAGATGATAACTATGTACATAAATCTGTAGATACTATAACGCTACCAGATGAATATATAAGCCTAAATGACGTTGATAACAGCGATATAATGGGACGACACGCTATAGCATACTTAAAAAGGAGACACGTGAGTAAACACGATATAATAAAGTATAATATAGGTTTTTGTAAGAATGGTTTATATAAAAATATGATTATATTACCAACATATGATGCAGATGGTAGATTAAATTACTTTACTGCTCGTTCATTTGAAAAAGAACCATATGTTAAATATCGTAACCCTCAAGTAAGTAGAGATATAATTCCAAATGAACATATGGTAAATTGGAATGTGCCTATCATTTTATGTGAGGGGTTATTTGATGCTTTAGCTATAAAAAGAAATGCTATTCCATTATTAGGAAAAAACATACAAAATAATCTAATGAAGAAAATAGTTACTTCATTAGTAGATAAAATTTATATTGCATTAGATAGGGATGCAATTAAACAAGCTTTAAAATTCTGTGAAAAACTATTAGCGGAAGGTAAAGAAGTCTATCTTGTAGATTTACAAGATAAGGACCCGAGTGAGATGGGTTTCGAAAATTTCACAAAACTTATACACAAAACAGTTCCACTTACCTACTACGACTTAATGGAGCAAAAACTATCATTATGATAAAAAAATCTTATAAAAGATTACTCGAAATTTCGGATGATTACCAACAAGTTACAATGCCTGATTCAAGGTATTATAGACGAAATGGTAAATATTATCCATCAGTAACGCATGTTTTAAGTTCTTACCCAAAAGGTAAATATTTTGAAGACTGGCTTAAAAAAGTAGGTTATAGTGCTGAATGGATTGTTAAAAAAGCAGCTGAAGAAGGAACATTAGTTCATGAAATGATTGAAGATTGGTTAAATGGGGAAGAAATTACATTTTTATATAAAGATGGTAACCCCAAAATGCCTGCTCATGTATGGCAAATGTTCCTTAGATTTGTAGACTTTTGGGAAACTTATAATCCAACATTAATTGAAGCCGAAGTACATTTATTCTCAGATAAAATTGAGGTAGCAGGTACTTGTGATCTAGTATGTGAGATCGAAATTGATGGTAAAATGGAACGTTGGATTATAGATTTTAAAACATCTAATCACTTACAAACAACATACGATTTACAAGGGGCAATATATGCTCAATGTTATGAAGAATGTTATGGTAAAGATATTGATCGAGTAGCAGTATTATGGCTAAAATCTAAATCACGTGGACCAGATAAAAATGGAAAAAGAATAAAAGGTAAAAATTGGGAGATATACGAGTCACCTCGTACGCAAGAACAAAACATAGAGATATTTAATCATGTTAAAGCATTATTTGATATTGAGAACCCAAAACCAACACCTTATACAAATACTTTTAATACAACATCTAAAAGAGATGTATAATAACATCCTTTTTAATATGTATAATAAAACAACTAATAAACAATATTATGGCTTTATATCCAAATGCGGCTGATCCAGGAAATTGGCAATCTTTTGTACTAAGAGAAGATGTTAAAACTCTTCCTGTTTCAGAACAAAGAAAAAAATATCTAACGGAGCAATTACAATTTGAAGATTTTATGGCTCAACAAAGATACTTACAATCAATGTCAATTAATTCCTTAACTAACCAATTACATCAAGGTGGAGGATTTGCAACTAACCCAGTCTTATCAGCTAATTTTAATGGTACAATTCAGGCTATAACAGGAAACACTACTCAAATTGACTTAGTATTTAACGAAGCTGTTACTATAAATACAGCAGGTGGTACTCCATATATTGATGTACCAAATAACCAAGCAGGTGGTGGTGTAACAACACCAGTAAGATATACTTACTATGAATCAAGTGGAGAAACAAATATGAGATTTGAGCATGTACACGCCGCAAATGCAGGAGGTGTAGCTGCAGCTACATTAACATCAACTACATCTTTAGAAAGCTCAATTTCAAGTACAACTTTATCAGGAGCAACAGGTGGTGTACAAACAGGAGTTACATTTACTTATGCTCAAGGAACTGGAGTTTCAGGTGGTGGTGCTAATATAAGTTGTGATATTATTGTTTCTGGAGGTGGAACTACATTAGATGAAATTACAATTGATGGAACTATTCCATCTGGATTATACTACCCAGGAAATACTTTTACTGCTAATGCTGCTGCTATTGGAGCAGGAGGAACGGGACAA